AATATACAGCTAAAGTAATAGGAGTATTAAAATAATAACTTATAGTTAGTTTGTGCACAAATTAGCTATTCAAGGCTGAAAGTCTTAAGTATCCCAGAAGATACGATAAAAGGAGAGGGTATGCTTATCATACTCTCTCCATAATTCACTCATCCTAGAAGAGTATAAAAAGAACCTTTGATAAGGCTAGGACGAAACATATGTCAGGTTAAACTAAATAAAACTAAATAAAATGGACGAATTAAAAGAATGGTTTTTATCTATGGATAAAGACGTAAAACTAGGATTATTAGAATCAGCACTAAAAGATGACAAATTTAGTGAATTTATGCAATTATCAAAAATTGTATTAGATGCTCCAATTACTGAAGGTGGTATATCAACAGAAGAAATTGAAAATGTAAGAACTAAATATTTTTAAATTATGGAAACATTTATGAAAAACGCAGCAATTACTCTTGTGGTATCAATTTATACTTGTTCTATATTCTTTATGGGAACTATAGTACAAGAAGGAGATAAAGCTTATACATACATGGAATATGTTTTTATTGCTACATTAATAGGATTTCCTGTTTTTGCAGTGATATCAATAATATATGCTATTGTTGAGAAGCAAGTAAGAAAAGAGTATAGAAAAAGACATTATATTTAAATTAAAACTAAAAAGATGAAAATTAGACAAAGAAAAAGACTAATGACAAGGAAATTCCACGATATAGTACGTTCAGTACTGAGAATTGGGAAATTTAAACCTACTGCAAGAGTACTTGTAGAGATAAGGCTAAAAGAAGAAATAAGAATATCCAAATTACAGGATACATTTCTTTTAAATGCATTTTAAAAATATAAACCTCTCTGAACAGTAGCAATACTCAGTAGGAGAGGTTAAATACTTAGAAAAGATGATATTAATAATAAGCAAACACACATCTCCATATGCAGTATGGAAACATAAATCAGGTATGGAGTCTTTTAATGCAACAGGTAAATTGTCATTTAAAGAAGATAAACATAGTGAATATTTTATTAAACACTTTAATGGTCAAGCTAATTATAAAGAAGCTATGCCTAAAGGAGAGAGAGTAGAATTTTCAGTATACTCTGAAGGTATTAATGGAGAATTTGAAGATAAAATGGTTAAACAAGCAGATTGGGAACCATTCATATAAACAAATTATTATTATAATAGGCTTGATTATAGGCAGTGAGCGGTGTGAGGTATGTTACGTTCATTTAAAGACAAAGCACCTATAATATAATGTAGAAAGGAAAAAGAAAGCTTTCCTTAATCTATTTTAATAATAATTATAAAACTTAGAAACTATGAATATGAACACATTTTGTAATTCTCTTAGTAGAAAAGAACAAGAAACTTTATTAGAAGCATTAAAAGAAGCTATGAAACCTAAACCTGTTCCTGAAATATGGGATTATGAATTAGAAGCCAAGAGAACAAGGCAATGGATATTAGATGGTTGTGAAGAGTATGAAATGGAAAGAGTTTTAGATTTAAGAAATGCTTATTATGAGTGCATTATGTTTAACCTTAATCCTAATACTAAAATTAAGGGACATAACTCTGGCATAAGGTTTAGAGGGAACTTAAAAGATTACAATACTCAGTATACTATTGAAGAGCTTGATGATAAGATTAAAGCTTATTATGACAAAACAGGTGATGTTAGATTTAGTAACAATGTAGAATTATAAATTAAACTTAGAACTATGGATTTTGAAGAAACTATGGATGCTGCTATGTTATATAGCATAAGTCCAGAATTGACGTGTACTTGTGACGAAGTACACATATGTCAACAATGTCAAGAAGATTGGGATGATGATGAAAAATAAACCACAAATAAAGATAGATAGTAATAATGTCACTATCTCTAAAATTTGTACAGTTAAGGAAAAACTGTATGAAATAACTGTTCCTGTAAAGAAAATACAAGAATGGCAATCTGGGGCTTATATAAAAAATGTATTTCCCAATTTGACACCTGGAGAAAGAGATTTCATTAAATTAGGTATTACACCTGATGAATGGGATATGATATTTTCCAAAGATGATGAAGATTAATTAATTAAATAAAATAGAGATGGAAACTAAAAGAAAATTAGAAATTACAGTAGAAAATACCTTTACAGCGGTAGATAAAGAAATAGGTCTTCCTATTGCTATAAGTTTTGAAAAATTTTATGGATATGAAGGTATTCCTAGTTTAAAAAAAATTATACAATATAGAGTACTTATTGTATGTTTTTTAATTACATTTAGATTTAAAGCTAAATAATATGGAAGCTGGAGAATTAGGATGGTTATTAGTACATTATGATAATAATCTAGACGTAGCAGAAGGATTACAAATAAATGCAGAAGGAGAACTTGTAGAAAATATAGGTACTCTTGAATGTAAAGTAGAGGGATTATTTTGTGATGTTATTAAACATCAAGGTTGTGAAGGTATGGTAGTAATAGATTATAAGCATAAATATGCTTAGCCCAAAACAGATGAAAACTTGGGGCATAAAGACACTTTCAGCTAGAGATAGTTGTTAGTTTTCATCTATTTAGTTTATAAAAGGGGGAATTTGTCATTCCCTCTTTTATTTTCTTAACAATTAAAATAAAACAAAATGGATAAGAAAACATTAAAAGAATATATAGAGAAATTAAAAAGTATTCAAGAATTAGCTAAACTTATAGCTCATAATAAGAATAAAGAAGAATTGAGTATGACTCTTCATTTTAAAGCTGTTGATTGGTTAAAATATTCTAAAAATATATCAAGTAATGAAGATATTTTTGAAATAGAAGATGATGAAGAATTTTTGCCATTTATGGCCCGTAATTTAGGGGATATAATAAGAAATGAACAATCAAAAGAAGAAGCTTTATATAATAGTACTCATAACTTTGTAGAAAAGTTTGATGCAACTGAAGCTTTAGAATTTTTAGAAGCATATTCTCTTGTAATAAAAAGAAAAATTGAACGTATTAATGTTCAATTAAAAGAAATATAAATTCCTTTATAAATACCACACGATGTACTAAGCAAGTAAGAACTATAGCTCGTAGTATAAATGTCGTATATAGGTAAGATGGTTACTATCTTTAAAAGTGACAAACCAATTTAATTATTAATTATTAATTTAAACATTAAAAACATGGAAACAAAATCATTAGAAAGCATTGTAAAAGGAGACACTATTCTTATTGATGCTAAACAAGTTAAAGGAAATAAAGTATCTCTACAATTTGCAGAGGTAATTACTAATCCTAATAGAGCTGAAGGAGCTAGACCATCTAATCCTTTAGTATCATTATTAAATAAATCTGATTCTAGGTTTGCACCACGTGCACGTAGAGCTTGGATAACAGGTGAGAAATCAGATATTAGTAGTGCATTTGGATTAGATTTATCTACTTTAAACAATGAAGGAGATATATTAACTCTTAATATGCTTAATCCAAAAGTTGAGGGTATTAGAGCTCGTGTAGTAATAACTGAAACTGTTGTACCAAATGATTATCAAAAAGATAATATTAATACTGCAGCTAAAAGAGCAGGTAAAGATGGAGATTTCATCCTTTGTGATGGAAAATATATCTTTAGTAACTCTGATGTTATCCCAACTAATGGTACTGAAGAACAAGTACAAGGTATGCATACATTCTTAAAAGCAGATGAAAGATCTGTGAATGTAGGTATTAGTGCTCAAGGAGAAGTTGCAAATCTTGAATCAGCTTATGAAGAAGCTGCTGAGACTGCAATGGACGGCTTACAAGCATAAGTTAATACACCATTATAATAAATAGGGGGAGTTTATAATTCCCCCTATTTTTTTAAAGAATGTAAATATTTTAATATGGAAGATGGAAAAGAAATAGGAGGAGAATTATATAATTATATGATTCATTATAATCATTATAAAGATTTATGGTATGCAATACCTAGAGAATCTTATTTAGAATATTGGAATGGTAATTATAAAAACTGTCTTAGTAGTGATAATATAGAAGGATTATTATCGGAAATATATTTTATTGAAATAGAAAAATAATATATGATATACTTAGTAACAAACAATTCAGAGAAATTTAAAGATATATGGTGTACCAATATTACATTAAGCACATCACAAAGTTTAATAGATTATTTCCAAAACAAAAAAGAGCTGGAGTTTGATACTGAAACAACAGGGTTAGATGTACATAGTTGTAAGCTATTATCCGCACAGTTTGGAGATGAAAATAATCAATATGTAGTAGATACACAATCAGTAGATATAAAGCTCTTTAAAGAGCTCTTAGAGAGCAAGACTGTCATAATGCAAAATGCAAAGTTTGACCTTAAATTTCTTTATAAAGAAAATATATGGCCAAATGATGTATATGATACATTCTTAGCAGAAGCTGTCCTTAATATGGGTAGATTACAAGTAAGAAAAGGATTAGATGCATTAGTATATAGATACACTCAACAGCATATGTCTAAAGAAGTACGTGGTGTAATACACAAAGAGGGACTATCTAAGAGAGTAATAGAGTATGCAGCTAAAGATGTAGCATATTTAAGCATCATTAAGCGTAAACAGCTTGTAAAGCTTGAAGAACTTAATCTAATGTCTGCTATTAACCTTGATAATAAATTTGTTAAGGTATTAGCATATGTGGAGTATTGTGGCTTCAAACTAGATGCAGACAAGTGGAAATCTAAGATAGAAAAAGATACTGAAAGATTAACTACAGCACATAATAAATTAGATAGCTACATATTTGATAATAATATGACCAAATATATAGATGGACAATTTGATATGTTCTCTAATAAGCTTAATACTACTCTTAATTGGAGTAGTAGTAAACAAGTGATAGAATTATTCAAAGATTTAGGTATAGATACTAAGACTAAGGATAAGAAAACAGGTATGATGAAGGACTCAGTAGATGCTAAGGTATTAATATCTCAAGCAAATAAGTTTCCTATAATCAAAATGTTTACTGACTATCAACAAGCAAGTAAACTTACCTCAACATATGGAGAGAATGTGTTAAGACAAATACATCCTAATACAGGTAGAATTCATACAGAGTTTAGGCAGTTAATGGATACAGGTAGAATGTCTTGTGGTGGTACAGATAGATTAAGAGGTATTGAACTTCTTAATTTACAAAATATACCAGCAGATGAAGCTCATAGAGGTTGTTTTGTACCTGAAAAGGATAATAAAATGATTGTAGCAGATTATAGTGGCCAAGAGTCAGTAGTATTTGCTAATTTCTCTAAGGATACTGAAATTATAAACTTTTATAAGTCAGGTATGGCTGATATGCATTCATTTATTGCACAAAAGATATATCCTGAACTTGAAGAATTAGATTTAAGTACTATTAAAAAAGAGCATAAGCAAAAAAGACAAAATGCTAAAGCAGCAGGGTTAATAGAAAATTTTACATTATTTTCTTGCTTTTGTCCTTTGACTTTATTACATTTGTAATATGGTTATAAGGATAGAAAATATAGAAGATTTAGATAGAACGGGAATCTATCTGATAAAAAATATAATTAATAATAAAGTATATATAGGTAGTACTGGAAAGTCTTTTAAACAAAGATATACTCAGCATAAATCTAAACTTACTAAAGGAAAACATGCGACACCGCATTTACAAAATGCTTGGAATAAACATGGAGGTAAAAACTTTGAATTTAGTATAGTAGAGATATGTGATGAAGATATAATAATAAAAGAAAAAGAGTATATATCTAAATATGATGCATGTAATAGAGATAAAGGTTATAATCATAACCCTAATCCTGATTTACCATGTTCTTTTGTAAAAGAAGTAAAAGATAAGATATCTAATACTTTAAAAGAAAGACATAGTAAAGGAGAATTAGAGCCTACTACAGGGTGTTTCCCAAAAGGGAATATACCTTGGAATAAAGGACACAAGTATGAAGATACTAGTGCTATGAAGGTACCTAAAACTATTACAGATGATTTACAACAAGCTTGGGAAAACTCTAAAGAAAGAGGAAGAAAAAGAGCTAACGCAATAGAAGTATATAATGAAAAGAATGTACTTTTACACACTGCTAGGTCTTTACAGGACTTAGAAGAATGGTCTATAACAGATGCTAATATATTACCTATAAAAGGTAACTACGGCAAAAAGATAGACCAGTACAGAGCGTGTAAAGCATGTAAATCAGGTAAACTTTATAAAGGATTATATTTTAAATCTGTAAAAAAGAGCCCCTCTAGCAAGTAATTGTTAGAGCAAAGAGGATGAATTGCTGGAAAGCTAAGTAAATAACAGTTTGAGGGAGTATAAACCCCTTGTAAAACTTAACATAATAGAATTGCAACCCTTTTAAGGGCCATTGAAAAGTTAGGTGCTGTTATTTATATGCCAATCAGCAGCCAAGCCTACAGAGTAGGAAGGTTCAGAGACTACCTGAGCTATAGCGATATAGCTTAATAACAGGAAGTAGCTAACAGTAGTGTGTTAGTGAAACAGCGTCCTCCACCCTATAGTGAAATAGGGTGATGATATAGTCCATGCTTATATGAAAATATAGGAATAACATGTCGCCATACAGTATGGTGGAGTAGGTGCTACAATAGCAGGTAATTTAAATTTAAGTGCTGAAGAGGGAGAGGCTATCTATGATGGATACTTTAAAGCTTTCCCTGGTATTAAAAATTATTTTGCTAAGTGTAAAAATAAAGCTCTTGCTAATGGATATGTAGAACTTAATCAAGTATCTTATAGGAAGTCTTTTATTGATTTTTATGAGCAATATAAAGAATTGCAGTCTAAAGTTAATGAACCCGCATTTTGGGATGATTACAGGGCACATAAAACTAAACAATCAGATTTATTTCAATCATTCTATAAACCTACAGTACGTGAGTATTTTAAGTTTAAAGGTATGATAGAACGTAAATCTCTTAATTATCCTATACAGGGTAGCTCAGCGGAGATAACCAAGTTTGCTGCTCTGAAATTCTTTAACTATATCACAGACTCAGGTCTTATGGGTGTTGTTAAAATATGCAATATTGTGCATGATGAAATAGTAATAGAGTGTCCTGAAGTAATAGCTAATAAAATGGCTAAATATTTACAGGAATGCATGGAAGATGCAGGTAAACCATTTTGTAAAATCATTCCGTTAAGGGCAGAGCCTAATATTTGTGAATGGTGGACCCATTAGACACATTAAAAATAAAATAAAATGAAAACAGAAAGAGTAAATAAATATTATAAGCTATTAAAAATAGTAGCTAAAAAGAAAAAGCTAACTAATAAAGAGTTTATGACTCTTGTAAAAGAGCATAAATGCTCTACAAGTATTGGGACAATACTATGTAATGGAGGAGTAATGAAGAAACTAGGCAGAACTTACCATTGGGTTAGTCCTGTATGTACTATAGATACTACAGTAAAAACTTTAGCAAATCTCCATGCATATAATCAAGTAAGTTATCAAAAAAGAAAATCAGAAAGGAAGAAGTTAGAGCAAAAGTTTATTGCTACTATGCCAAAAGCAAAGGTAAAGAAACCTAAAGAGTTTGATAACCTTCATAAAGCACAAAGTAATTTAATTAAGCAGGGGAGTTATAACTCTGGTAAAATTAAAAGTTATGTCAGTGTGTTATGGGGATTATACACTAAAACTGTGTACTCATGAGTGATTGGTATAAAGAAGATAGATTAATAGATATAGAACTTGATGAAGATGACATTAAACAAGGTGTCACTCTTCATCAAAAAACTATACATTACCATACAGCTAATGGAGGAGATATTTGTCCTAGTTGTAAGTCTGAGGGAGGACAATTTTTAGAAATAGAAAACCCAGGAGAATCCTGGACACAAGTATGGTGTTCATACGGTTGTGGATTTTTAAACTTAGATGATTATAAAAAATAAAGAAAATGAAAATAATAATAAGTGATCCTGGAGATGAACAGGAGAGCATAATAATGGAAATATAATGGGAACAGAAACTAGATGGGCTACTATTAGTGGCCCCACATTAGAGGAAGCCTTTGAAGACCTTCAAGAGGAAGACGGAGAAGAGAGAGGCAAGGATATCTATAGCGGTAGTTGGTATAACTCTCAAGGTATACGTGAAGTATCTCAAGAGGTATTTGATAAGCAAGATAAAGAAGGAACTGCTAGTAAGCATGAGTCTGCTATTGCTAAGTGTATTAAGAAACCTATTGTTAATACCAATAAGATTAAGACTGACGTAGTACGTTATCCTAATCATGGTACACGTAAATGGGAAACTGTTTATGAAGTAGTAGAGATAGGATGGCCTGATGCAGTTAAAGCTAAGTACAAATTACAAGCGGATGCTATTGCTGATGCTAGAAATAGATGTGGTAAGAATAAACGTAATTTCCGTATAGACATTTCTAAACGTCTTATTGGAAAAGCAGGAGCTACATTGTGCGCAAAGATTTCTTATAAGAAATCAAGTACTGAACGTAATGGAATATGGGAAATAATGGGAGGAATGTCTTGTTAATATTAAAGTAAAAAACAATAGAAATATGAAAAGTAAAGATGAAAGAACTGCTGATATTGATGAAGATATGCCAGGAGAATTTATAAAAATAAAAAAGGAATTTCAAAATAAAGAAAAAGAATTTTGGAAAAAGAAAGACCTAGAATTTGAAGAATACTCTGCTAGAATACAAAAAATAATGTGGAGAGGTGTTGGAATCTTTGGATTAATAGTTTTTGTAGCAGTACTTATATGGGGAATAGTTAATAAATAATTAATTTAATATTTAAAAAATGGATAAAAGGCAAGAAATACAGGAAGAAGCTTTAAAATCTTGGGAACTTAGCGGTAAACAAGGAACTTTAGAGTTAATAACTGGTCTAGGAAAGACCAAGATAGCGTTAGATGCTATTAGAAAATTTCCTAAAAATGCTAAAATACTATTTCTTGCTGAAGTTACAGATCGTGAGATAGAATTAGAGAATGAACAGCAAAAATGGGGATTACTTGGCTATGATATAAAGTTTGCTTGTTATCAATCTGCTTATAAGTGGAAAGATACTGAGTGGGATTTAGTTATAGCTGATGAAATTCATGATAGTCTTACTCAACAGTATTCTAAATTTTATTTAAATAATAAATATGATGCTATTATAGGATTATCAGCTACTGTAGACCGTAATGCTATAGTAGATGAAGAAGAACAAGTATTTAAAGGTAATCTATTAGATAAAATAGCACCAGTGTGTTATACTTATGGAATAGATGAAGGGCAAGAAGATGGTACATCAAGAAAACTTGATGTGTATGTAATTAATCATAAATTAGATATGCATAATAAAAGTATGATTGCAGGAACTAAAGCTAAACCTTTTAAGGTAACTGAATTTGCAGGATATAATTATTGGGACCAACAATTTAGAAATTCATTGTTTTTACCTGAAGATATTAAATTATTCAAGATAAGAAATACCTCAGCAGCTAGAGCAAAGATATTATATGAGCTACCAAGCAAAATAAGCGCATGTAAAGAGCTTTTAAAAGGTGTGGGAGGTAAGACTATCATATTTGGAAATTCTCTTAATGCGTTAACTAATATTACCCCTAATGTAGTTAGTTCTAAAAATACTGATAAAAAAAATGAGAAAATTAGAAATGATTTTGATAAGGGTAAGATAAATACTATAGGTTCTTTTAAAAAACTAAAGCAAGGTGCTAATTTAGTAGGATTAGACAACTGTATTATTCATTCTTATTATAGTAAATCTAAAGATCTTATTCAGAGAATAGGTAGACTTAGAAATAATGGTAAGGTAGGTAGAATATTCATTTTTGTAACATTTGGAACTCAAGAATGCAAATGGTATGATAAAATGTTTGAAGGTATTGATAGCCTTAATATTATTAACTGCTATAATGTAGAAGATTGTTTAACTAAATTGAAAACATAATGAATGGAGAATATAAAAATTATAGAGGAGTTAGGATAACTAAAACAATACCTATGTCTGTAAAATTAGATTTAGATAATATAAAATCTTTGTTAGATCAAGAACTTGGGGCAGATATATTTATAAAAACTAGAAAAAGAGAATATGTAGATGCTAGAAGAGTTTTTGTAGCAATAGTTTATGATAAATATGATTTAGTTACAAATTGGGGTGGAGGAGTTCCTTCTGGACATGCGTTAAAAGTATTGACTACTTCATTGTTAGGGGATTATATGGGATATAATCATTCTACAGTATTACATCTTAGAAGAAACTTTGATATATATATACAATATAGTAAAGAACTTAAAGGTGTATATGAAAGAGTAAAAACTAGAACTTCTGACAACTTAGTTATAAAGCTTAAAAATTTAAATTTAGAAAAAGAAGAACTTCTTAATAAACTTAATATTATAAACAATGAAATAGAAACATTAATAAAAAATGAAGATGATTTATATAAAGAGAAAGAAGAAGAAAAGGAAGAAGAAGAAATTATTACAGAAAGTAATAATAAAAGTTAGCACTTCTGATAAAGATTTTGAAATATCTAAATATCGTGAAGAAACTCCTGAAAATCAACTTATTGATGAATATAATGAACGTTTATTTGATGATGAAATATATTTAATTACTAAGCAAAATTTTGAATAAATTTTATTTTTTTGTATATTTGGTATAGTCTGTAACAGGAGAAAACAATAAATTTTATGGAGATTAATATAGATAAGCTGGTAGAGCATGCTCTCTCACCAGATGAATATGTCTTCCTCTATTATCTAGTTAAAAGTAAACCTAGAAAGGTTAATATTAGAATTAGTACTTCCTTTATGGAAGAAAGAGGTTGGATAAAAGTAATGGAAGAAGAGATAATAGCCCGTCAAAAGGCTATTGATCTTTTCAAGGAAGAAGAGGGATTAGATATCAGAACTTATGATGAAAATAAGATGATGTTGGAAAATCTTCAAGAATGGGTAAGTAAGTGGAGAGAATTATTCCCCAAAGGTGTAAAAACTGGAGGTTATCCTGTAAGAGGTACTAAAGGAGGTTGTGAGAAGAAGATGAGAGCTTTTATTAAATCTAATAAAAATGTTACTATGTCTGAAATCTTTAAAGCTACTAGACTTTATATAAAAGAAAAAGCTAATGAAAGATATTCTTATATGAAAATGGCTGATTATTTTATAGATAAAGATGGTGGGTCTATGCTTGGTGCTTATATAGAAAGGATTAATGAAGAAAATAGTTCTGACACATTTGATAAACAAACAAATAATCTTATGGATGATATATAGCAAAGTGATAATATGAAAAGAGTATGGAAATTAAGAAAGGAGGCCCAAAATGATATTTGATAGAGTAGTAGATAAAATTAATAGGGGACAATTAGGTCTTAATAAAGGTCTTCCTATGGGATTTGATAGATTAGTACAATTTATCCCAGGTATTCAACAAGGTACATATTATCTTGTTGGAGGAGAAACAGGTAGTGGTAAGACAGCATTTACAGATGATGCATTTTTATATAATCCTTATGATTGGTATAAAAATTCAGATACTGGTATTAAGCTTAAAGTATTTTATTGGTCTTTAGAGATTGATAAAGAGATTAAAATGACTAAAGCTATATGTCGTAGATTATTATTACAATATGGTCTAGTGACTGATATAAATTATGTTCTTTCTAGAGGTAAAAATAGAATTAGTCAAGAGATATATGATGCTGTATGTACAACTAAAGACCATTTTTATGAGATGGAAGATATTCTAACAATTATTGATGAGAATATTAATCCAACAGGTGTAAATAAATTTATGCTTGATTATGCAAGAGCAAATGGTAAAATAACTAAGAAAGAAGTATTTAATGGTCAAAAGAATATAGAAATCTTTGATAAATATGATCCTCATAATCCTAATGAATATGTAATTATTGTAATAGACCATATATCATTAATGAAAAGAGAAAGAGGAATGAATGTTAAAGAAAATATAGATAAAATGACTGAGTATCTTATTCCTCTTAGGAATAATTTTAATTATATCCCTGTTGTAGTACAGCAGTTAAATAGGTCTAACACAAGTGCTGATAGATTTAAAATGGATATGATAGAGCCTAAGTTAAGTGACTTTAAAGATACTGGTAACACTCAGCAAGATGCTAATGTTATTATGACTTTGTTTAGTCCACGGAGGCACGAAGTACAGGATTTTAGAGGTTATGATATAACTAAGTTAAAAGATAGGTTTAGATCAGTTTCTATTCTTAAAAATAGGGACGGTGAAGCTGATGTACGTATAGGTCTTCAATTTGTAGGAGAAGTAGGTTATTTTAGAGAATTACCAAAAGCTTCTGTATTTAAAGGTAGAGATGATCTTTATAGAGATGTAGTAGAATTAAAAAATATATTAAAAAATGAGTAATATAAATTATTATGAAATATGGTCTGGTACAGAAGCTATAGATATAATAAAGTCCACATTAACTAAAGATGAGTTTATTGGTTTTTTAAAAGGTAATATATTAAAATATCAACTTAGAAAAGGTAATAAACCTGGAGAAACTTTAGAAAAAGATCAAGAAAAATTAAATAATTACAAAAAAATATTAAAAAATTATTATGAGTGAATTAATAGGAGTTGTAGGAGAGAGTGGTACAGGAAAAAGTACTGCTTGCAGAACGTTGAATCCAAAAGATACAGCAGTTGTGAATTGTGTAGGGAAACCATTGCCCTTTAAAGGATGGAAAAAAAACTATACTAAGTTTGAAGGTAAAACAGGTAATTATTTTGCATCAGATAAAACAGTAGACATATTAAAATTTATGAAAGCTGTATCTGATAATAGGTCTGAGATAAAAAACTTAATTATAGACGATTGGCAGTATACTATGTCTAATGAATTTATGAGAAGAAGTTCTGAAAAGGGTTTTGAGAAATTTACAGAGATAGGTAAAAATGCTTGGAGTACGCTTAATGCAGGAAAAGCATTGAGAGAAGATCTTAAAGTGTTTGTATTAACACATAGTGATACAGTACCAGGAGAGTTTGGTGCTAAACCTACTATTAAGATTAAGACCATAGGTAAATTGTTGGATGATAAAATTAATCCAGCAGGCTTGTTTACTGTATTACTCTTTACTGATGTAGAGACTAAAGATAGTGGAGAAGTAGAATATAGATTTGTTACTAATAATGATGGAACTTATCCAGCAAAAAGTCCTATGGATATGTTTGGAGATAAATACATTCCTAATGATTTAGGATTAGTAGTTAAAACTATGGACGAATATTACGGATAATCATTGGAGATTATATATAAATAATTAATTAATTATTAAACATTATGAAAAACGGATTAGTAGGCTTATATGGTACTGATGGAAATTTCCGAGGTGAAATAGTGGCTAAATTAAATGACGATTGTTATTTAATGATGCATTATGAATGGCTAATGGGGACAGCTACCAATATGAAAATCTATACCACAAAAGAATTAAGCGATTTTGCTTTTTTCACAGAAGTAGAAGACTTAAATAAATATGTTAAGTCTTTAGAAAAACAATTATCAATTTAAATTATTATTAAACAATTAAATTTTAAAACTATGAATTTTACTACGGCAGGACATGTTGTTGAAGAAAAAGAGTATGTATCTAAGTTTATGAAACCTGGAATACACACTGCGAAAATTAAAAATGTTGAATTTTACCAATCACAAGGAGGAACTCCTGGTATTAAATTAACTCTTGAGGGTAAGCCTATGAAAGAGTTGGAGGATGTAGGTCAAACTTGTGAAACTACTTATTGGTTAAGTCCTAAAGCTTGGGAATTTACTAAATCTAAACTTGTTACTTTAGCAGATAAATTAGGTGTTAGAGAACAACTTGATGCTATATCAGTAGATGATGGTCAAGAATATGCAAGTGCATTAGCTTCTGTATTTACTGGTTTAATGGGAAGATTTAAGCTTAAGGGTACTGAGATTGAAGGTAAAGTAGGAGATGATGGTGTAAAAAAGAACAACTGGTTTAAAGCAGAAATAGCTGCTTTTGGATTTGTTGAAGATCCATCTGTAGCTATAGCTGACTCTAAACTTAAGTTTGATGAGAATAATAAATATGATATGGTAAGATTAGCTCCAGCAGATATTGAGAGCGATGATCCATTAGCAGGAGACGGAGATACTGGAAGTCCTTGGTAGTATTTAGGTAAAAGATAAAGAGGGGAGAGTAATCTTCCCCTCTTTTATAATTATTAATCAAATTAGCGTATGTATGAGACTAGAGGATATGAAGAACTGAATAAGAATAATATTCTTAGTAAAGTTACTGAATATGATATCTTTAGATATTATATAAAGGACTTCAAGAGCCCTAGTAAAAAGTTTTGTTCAGAACTACGAAAGGATGTACATCCATCTTGTAGTATTAAGCTATTACCTTCTGGGTATACAATATATAGAGATTTTGCTAGTGGGGAAACCTACAATGTTTTCTCTTATGTACAAAAGAAGTATAATCTTAATTTCTATGAGGCTTTAAAAGTAATTTCCAATGATTTTAATCTTGGATTACATACTGGAGAAGTTGTTAACAAAACTATGGGTTATGAAGGAGTTCATATCACTAAGCAGCCAAGACCAATAGCTACAGATATTAGAGTAGTATCTAAATCTTTTAGCAATGCAGGTCTTGCTTATTGGAATAACTTTGGAATAACTAAAGAGCTCTTGCAAGAATATTGCGTAAAAGAGATTTCTCATTATTACATAAACAGTACATATATAACAGTTCCTAAAAAGGAACATGCTTTTGCATATTATTTTGGAGATTATAGATACAAAATACTTCGCCCACAAAATCCAGATTGGAAGTGGGTAACTAATTGTGATGCCTCTATAGTTCAAGGATTAAATCAGATACCGAAGATTGGTGAGCTACTATTTATAACTAAATCACTTAAAGACATTATGACTTTAAGGTCAATGGGTTATTCAGCAGTAGCACCACAATCTGAGAATACGGTTATATCATCTGATATTATCAATGAACTAAAACAGTCTTGGGATAAAATTATCATTTATTATGATAATGATATTCCAGGACTTAAAGCATCTAGAGAACATAGTACGAAGTATAAATTAAAAACTATTAATAATCCAATATGTATGGAAAAGGATCCTTCTGATTTTTATAAGAAAAATGGAGAAAAAGAATTAGATTTGCTTATAAAGAATCTAATTAATTATGTCTAGTATATTTATAAGTGGTAATGTACCTTCCTTAAAGAATAGTAAAATTAAGACTAGGAAAGGTATATTTCCATCTAAAACAGTTATGAAATATCTTAGAGAAATGGGTGTTCAAAAATACTCTGCATCTAAGCAAATAGTAGTTGGCTATAAAACAAGAGAAAACAAATTTGCACAGTATAAGCAGTTCTTTGATAAGCTTGATAAGTCTGTGCCTAATGTAATAGAATTTCACTTTGTAAGAAATAGTAAACATAAATTTGACTTTCATAATGCTGTACAAATCATTGCTGACCTTATGGTTGCACATGGTTATATAGAAGATGATAATATGGATTATTTTATACCAATGCCTTTTAAAAAGAAAGGTGATTGGTATAGCTATGATAAAGATAATCCAGGAGTCCACATCAAAATCAGATAGTGTTATAATAGTATTCTTATACTAATTTAACATTTTACACAATGGAGTATGGTGAGAAAGGTATCATTACTCTTAGAAAAGTATTGTCTATTGATGAGATAGCTCTTCCTCCTAATGAGGTAAGAAGAATCTTAGAAGATAAACTAGACGAAGCTAAGAAGTATATATTAGATATCAGAATAGATGTCCCTAATAAGGACATTGTTATTTGCAGGGAAGATGTAAGCCGCCTTGTAAAAGTTCAAAAGGCTTATAATATTTTTATGGAAACCTTTATTAATAAATTTAAAAATTAAACAAAAATGTCAAGAAAAGTAACAATTTTTTCAACACAGACTAATGAATCTCAAGTAATAACAACAGATGTTAATACTTGGGGAGAAGTGAAAGATTTAGCTACAAATGTAAGTACATCAGGTATGAAAGCTGTAGTTAGAGAAAATAGAACAACTTTAGAAAGTGATGGTGCACAACTTCCACAAGGAGATGCAACAGTATTTCTTTATCCTACTAAAGTTAAATCAGGTGTATCTAAGGGTACAAGAGCTAAAGCAAGTGCTAAAGGTTCTGAAGGTGCTAAAGAAGTAATGCAGAATTTAACTCCAGATGTATCTGTTAGAGATTTACTATATTCTCTTAAAGAAAAGTTTGATGATGCATTTAATGGTGTTATCCAAGATATAGACGAGGGTAGAATCTCTGTTAATACGGATGCATTAGCTGCACAAGCTAGAGAACTTGAAGAAGAATTAGGAATGTAATAACAAGGGGGGCCTTGTGCTCCCCTTTATTTAAATTATGGAAGAAATATTAATAGAACAAAAGATTGATTCTTATATCCCTTCTATAGCATCAAGTAATCCCATTATTAAAAAAATGTGGGAGTCTTTAGAAGCTATTTATTCTGGTAATTGGGATATGCAAAATGACTTAAGAAGTGAATTATTAAATCATTATATAGTTTATATAAAATTTCCTGAAATAGAAATATCTAATAAAAATGATAATAAACATATTATAAAAGATTTATATGTTAAGATAGGATATAAAATTAATGGCTCTAATGTTAAATTAACAGAATTACAAGGATATAGAGGAAAGATGACGTATGAAGAGCATTCTAGTAAATATTCTCATTCTCATTTACCTTCTAGTGGTCTTAATAGTTTTGCACCTTTTTGTTTAGGATCATCTGAAATGGCTGATTTAAAAAATGATTGGGTTATTACGGAAGATGATTTTGACCAAATATTATTTGAATTATTCTTATATCAATTAGATGCTTATGTAAGATGGGAATCTCTTGATGGTGGCCCTTATTTTAGAATGACTGAAATAAGAATACAAAATTCTGCACGTGTTTCTAAGGAAGAAATGACATTTGCTTTTAAAAAAGTTATTTCTAATAAAATAAAAATACCTTGTAAATGGGATAATAGCTCTCTTAGGTTTGTTTTTGAAAATGACATTATTATAAATATTTTAACAACTAATGAAATAGGTCCTATGACTTATACAACACCTTCTGGAATAGAAGTTCCTCCTGATAGTAGTGCTAGAGTTATGTTGAATAATATTAAGAGTCTTAATAATGATTATCAAACTAACTCTAAATTAATGTTTAGGGGAGAAAAAGTAATTAAAATAATTAATAATGATGGATTAAAAGTGGAAGATGATGATAATTTAATAATGAGAACTAAAGCTGGAATAGCAGAATATGTAAATAAAGTATTAACTAATAGAATGAATTTATATTTTATAAAAAATTATGGAAAATAAAGAAAAAATAGATTACCCTATTATTATATCTAATATTAGGGGTGTGCTTAATATAAATAAGCAAATAGAAGAACAAATAGATTTATTACATACAGTTGTAGGTGCTAAAGAGTGGTCTGGAGTACTACTATATACTGTTAATGGAGATATTGATAGTAATGTAGATGTAGAAGTACAAGGATTGTTTCCTATGGATATAGGGACTAGTGCTTATACAGAATATGAATTTGATGAGAATATTATGGATATGTATGATATGTACCCTGATGCTCTTGATAAACAATGGAGATTAGGTCATATTCACACACATCATAATATGAAAGCTTATTTTAGTGGTACAGATAATCAAGAATTAAAGGATAATACTCCTAATCATGCTTATTATTTATCTCTTATTGTAAACTTTGATAAATCTTATTGTGCAAGATTGTGCTTTATGGGTACTAGAGAAGTTAAAGGAACTAGTTCTGTATCTGTTAAAGGTATAAAACTATCTTCTCATCTCTGTAACAATAATAAAGTAGATAGAGAAGAAGATGTAATATATGCTATTGACCTTGATATTGTTATGCCTAAGAAAGATTCAAATATTACTTTATTAGGAGAGATTAATAAAATTCAAGATAAGAATGAACTTAATTCTAAACTAAAGTATGAATCAAAATATGTATGGGGAAATGATTGGAATAAATCTTCTAATTCTATAGGTTTTCGTAAGCAACATGATATTCCCCCATTAAGAACATATGATAAAAATGTACAGCTTACTTTACAAGACGGCATTAATGATGCTGAAGGTATAGAAGCTATTCCTGAAGAAATGATGGTAAGATTTATGATTGATCTTATTACTTTAGGTACTTATAAATTAGACCCCTCTTTATCTATGTCAGAGAATGGAGTTATTGCTTATTCTAAAAATATAGGTAAACTAACTATGGAAGATGTAGAAGAGTATTTTGTTAGTACAATGCATAATGACCTTTTATATATACCTATGCTAGAAGATCCTAATAAAGCATGTGCTTTATTTAGTCAAGCTATAGAATGGTTAGGAGATTCTAAAAGTATGAATGAATATTTATTATATGAATTTATTTCGGGATTACAACAAGATGCTATAGAAGAAGCTATGGATACTGAAAGTTATAATAAATCTTTTGGAGTATTATAATGGAAGCTATAGATATGAAAGGTAAGCCTACTAGTGTTAGATTTTCTGACGCTAGTTGGTTTTCCCCTAGAATAGAAATTCTAGTTGGGGGAGCAGGTGGTATAGGAAGTTGGTTAACCTTCTTCTTAGCAAGGCAGGAGTGTGATATTTATCTCTATGATGATGATATAATTGATGAAACTAATTTAGGCGGTCAATTATATGCTAAATCATTTGTAGGTGTTAATAAAGCAACTGCTATGAATACAATATCATCAGGATATTGCGATAATAGTATTACATCTATGGGTAGATATGAAAAAGATTCTTTTTCTATGCCTATAATGTTTTCTGCTTTTGATAATATGACTGCTAGAAAAACTATGTTTAATCGTTGGAAGGAATGTGAAGATAGAAAAATCTTTATTGATGGTAGGATGCTAGCTGAGAGTGCTCAGATAATATCTGTTACTAAAGATAATGAAGATAAGTATGAAGAAGAATTGTTTGAAGACTCAGAAGTTGAAGATCAACCTTGTTCAATGAAAGCTACATCTCATTGTGGTGCTATTACTGCTGGTTATATGGTTGCAACATTTAATAACTATATGGCTAATAGTATATCAGAGCATGCATTTAGGGAAGTACCTTTTAAAACTACTATTGAATTACCTACTTTAACTCAAGATGTGATATTATGACAGAGGAATTAAATATTAAAAATAAATTTTATATTGATATTAATACAAATAGGTATCATCATAGAGGGCAGACAGTTTCATCAAAATGTCTTAATATAGGTTCTTATAAAAAAGAATTTGTTCCTCTATTAGCTATTAATAAAGAAAGTAATGAATTTTCTAATCATAGATCAGTTAATTTTAGTTCTAGAGTAGATATTAAATATGCTAATCATTATAATTCACTTTCTCCATATGCTAAATATATTATTAAACAGTCTTTAGCAAAATTAGAAGTTCGTGGACAAAGATGGAGATCTATTGAAGTTACTAATAATAAGGAATATCTTACTGTTTTAGGTGATGTTGTAAATATTTTTAATAATTATATTAAATCTCCTTTTTACTATAAAGTAGAAGATAGTAGTATGGCTTGGGGAGATTCTGGTTATTATGATGATTTATTTAATCATTTCTGGAAAGGGAGTGATAATAATCAACTTAAATTTAGATCTAGAACTTATCCATTATCTTATACTGCATCACCATATGTATTATCTGAATGGGATAAATCTACTGGAAATATAGAAACTTTAGTTATGATAATTACTCAACCTAAATATATACCTATTATAAGAGCATCTTTTATATTAGGAGAACCTATAGATACTAGGTTTTTACAATTATGGGTAAGAGATGATTTTGATATTCCTCATAGTAGATTTAAAAATATCAGACCTAGATATAGAAAACAAATAAAAGCTGTATGTGCTGATGCAGATATACCTATTATTGAAGTAACTAAGAAAGATTTTGCATCTTTATTTAATCATTACACTATACCAAAAACTAACAATCCTAAAGAATATAAAGATTGTTTGTTTAATTTATATAATCAATTTATCACTAATCAAGGTGACGATTTTTCGTACCTTAAAAACTACAATTAAAAAATGGAAGAACCAATTAGAATTACAATTTCTGGAATCCTTAATGACTTACAAGAAGGATATACTAGAACAAAAGATGACAAACATTACCAAGGAGAAGGTAAAAGTATTCAAGAAAAGTACAATCTTAGAAAAAGTGAGGTATTCTCTTTATTTAAGCATGATAAACTTAAGGGTAGAAAAACAATTTCTACTAAAGTTTTACCTTTTGTATTAATTGATGATACTGAATTTGAAGAGCTTGAAGAAGCTGTTGATAATAATGAATCTGAATTAGCTAAAAAAGACGTTAAAGAAGAATTAGCTGCGGAAGTAGCTTCTCCTGAAACATCGACGAACATTGAAGAACATAAAAAGCATGAGGTATTGGAGCCTGCAGAAGATGGAACATCTACTGAAGAATGGTCTCCTGAATATTAATAAGTTGGGGAGAGAAGTCTCCCCTTCTTTTTTTATTAACTATTAAATTAACTTTAAATGCAAAAAACAAAAATTAAACCTATGACTGAGAAAGAATATAGGGAATATGATGCAGTAAATTATTCTTCATTATCTAAATTAGACTATAGTCCTAAAGCTTATAAAGAAGCTAAACAAGAGGAAACTTTAGCTATGATTAAAGGTAGTGCTGTAGATTGTTTACTTACTGATGGAGAAGATGCTTTTCACAGTCAGTATTATGTGATGACAGCTACTAAACCTAAAAGTGAACAAATGCAGGCTTATGTTCAATCTATGCTAGAAAATGGTGATAGAGATATAGCTCAAACAATGTCTGGTTATAAAACTACTGTTACTGATGCTAAATGGGAAAAAGAGGGGCAACCTTATTATGATGCTATTGTAGTTTCTTCAGGTAAGAGCATTCTTGATTATGAGACATATGCACAGATTAAAGCTGTTGTAGATACTATTAAAACTAATGAATATAGTGGTAAATATTTTACAGAAAAATCTAATCTTCCTGAAGGTATAGAGATTATGTATCAAGTTCCCATAATATTCACGGTAAAGAATGTTATAGATCCTATGGTAGATACAGTTGAGGTAAATATAGAATGTAAAGCTTTATTAGACCTTATTGTTATTAATCATAATTCTGAAACTATATCTCCTAAAGATTTAAAGACTACAGGAAAACCTGTATTAAACTTTAGATCTAGTTTTGTTTATTGGAAGTATTATATTCAAGCTTCTTTATATACAGAAGGTGTTATTCAGTGGGCTAAGGATAAATATCCTGGTTATACTGTAGAACCTTTTGAATTTATTGTTGCTGAAATGGCTAATCAAAATCCTCCTATGATATATAGAGTTACAGACTCAGATCTGGATATAGGAGAAAATGGTGGTAGAGATTTTAACAATAATGAAGTTAAAGGATACAGACAACTTATGGAGCAATTATTATGGCATAGAGCAACTAATAAATGGGATTATCATTCTGAAATTTATGAGAATAATGGTATATCTTTTTTAGGGGCTTTTGAGAGATCCATATAATTATTTATATTTGGATAAAGTGAGATGGCTATGAAAAAGACAAAATCTTATTCTTATATTTTACCTATGGTTTCTAATGAAGTCATAGATATTAAGAAAAGTCTGATAAATGTATTTATCGGTGACGAGAATTATCCAGAATTAGACTCTCATATTTTTTTATTATATAAATTTATTGGTTCTAGAGAATTTCTAGCATTTGAAGAAGAAATATCACATTCATCATTGTTTGAAAGATCTTATGATACAGATAAGTTACATACTATGAAAGTCCTTAAAGTTCCTAAATGGTACAAAGAGGATTTTGATACTTTTAAAAAATCTAAGTTTTCACAGTTTAGTCTACCTTATAAAAAACTTATAATTTCTTTTCATGATTTAGGAAAGAAACATCAAATATATGGAGTTTTATATAAAGAAGAATTTGCTTATAAAACACTTGAAAAAGAGTTAAATAAAGGACTACCTTATAGTAGTCATATAACTATTGATAGAGATTTAGAAGCTTCAGGATTAATAGATCTTGAAGTTGAGGAGTATAAAAATAAATTATCAGTAAAAGATCCTTTTATAGAAATGCAACAAAATTTTACAACTAAAAAATATGATTCTAAAGAAAATTTATAAATCAGTTGAATATAATGGGGACCTTTATAAGGTCCTCATTTTATTTGGCGTAAAAGAAGAAAAACTATTAATCTCTAAAAATGGAAAAACTAAGAAATTTAGTATTAATATATCTGATGCTAAAAAATTAAAATAAAATGGGAACAAATAATGAAGAAGAAGAACAATTATACACCTTTGGGATGGATGATTTACATTTAACTAAAGAACAAAAAGATGAGTTAACTTCTAACTATGTTAATATTATTGATAGTAACGGTAACTACTTAGGTAACGTAGAAATATATATAATTTCACCTTATGAAGAAGAATAAATGTTACAATAATGTTACAATAATGTTGTTTTTACTAATAAATGTTACGATTAACGCTCAATTTTCGTTAGTAGAAGAATTTGACTCCTTTGGAGGAGTAGGGGAATGGACTATTGATAATGGTGGTGGTGTGCAAAACTATGGTGGAGCAGAAAACTACTTATCATTTAATCTTGGGTCAACCCCCTACTTAAATTCATCTACTATTACAGCAACAAGCCCAGTACATGATTTAAGTACTATAGATGGGAATGCTACTGTTAGTTTTCCTATAAGTGGGATTATTGAAAATAATTGGGATTATATGTATTTTGATTATTTTGATGGTGGAGCTTGGGTAAATGATACAGTACTTACAGGATTACAAACAACTACTATTGTTAGAACAACAATACCAAATACAGCTACACAATTTAGATTTAGGCTTGTAACAGACCCTACATTTGTTATTTGGTATCGTTCTAATCTTAGTTCTTGGAGTTATAATCAGGTAGGACCATTTCAGACCCCTGTTGATATTTCTAATTCTTATGTTGGAGGAAGTCCTAGACAAGTTTTAATTTATTACTATGATATATCTCAATTTACTATTAAGGGCACACTAATACTGCCAATAGAACTTATTAGTTTTAATTGTGATGTAGTAGATAATAATATATTATTAAGTTGGCTAACGGCTACAGAGATTAACAATGACTATTTTATTATAGAACACTCAATAGATGGCTTTAATTGGTATAGTTTACAAACAATACAAGCAGCAGGCAACTCTAACAACACTTTAGAGTACTCATTTATGCATTACTTTCCTGATAGTAAAATAAATTATTATCGTCTAAGGCAGATTGATTTTGATGGTAACAGTGAAGTGTTTAAGGCTGTAGTTTGTAGTAAGGAAATAGAGATAGAAGAAGTAAAAGAGGTTATATACTATAATGTATTAGGTCAGATTGTTGATGAAAATTATAAAGGAATAATAATAAAACAAATAAGATGAAGATATG